GTATATCAAGGATATTCAGCAGAAAATTCATCTGCTTCAGGTAGAGTTACAAATTGGTTTAATAATGTATTGACACTTTCAGGCATACAAGGTAATTTTGTTTCTAATCAGCCTATTATTGGTATGGATACAAATGCAAATTATGTGTTTACATCGTATGAAATTGGTCCTGAGTTACTTGTTCGTATTGATGTAACACCTAATCCACCAAATGCTAATGCAAACAGCAATTACACATATACCACTACGATAACAGAATACGACAATTGAGATAATTACTATATAACTATATGACTGATTTGAACAAAAATTTATCTGATGCTTTTGATGTAACTCCAATTACAGAAAAAGAAAAACTTCCTGTGGTAAAAAAAGATAATTTACCAGCCCTTCCCGTATCTTCAGAAAATTTAAGTGAAGATTTAGCCGATGCTTATCAACAATCAAAAGATAATTTACAAGGTATTATTGACCAAGGCAAAGAAGCCATGGAAGAAATATTAGAGATTGCAAAAGCTGGTCAACATCCTAGAGCATTTGAAGTTTATGGTACTTTGTTAAAAAATATGGTTGAAGCAAACGATAGACTATTAAAGATTCAAAAAGAAATTCGAGAAATGGAAGGTGTTAAGAAAGAAACAAATAACACCAATATTGACAAAGCCATCTTTGTAGGTTCAACGGCTGAATTGAGTAAATTATTAAAAGGTAAAACTTAACATGAAGTTATTTGTGGTGTTGGCATTTCATTATGTTGAAGAAAGATTGGAGAATTTCTACAAAGCATATGAATCTCTTTCAAAAATACCAAATATTAAAATCATAGTAGATAGTAATGTAAACTTTGATGATAAATTACACATCAATGTTTATGAACTAGATGACCCATATCATTTGACTTGGCAACATAAAAATTATATGCCAATGTTTCTCAAATCAGATTTCACACACTTTGCATATATTGAAGGTAATCTAATAATTAAAAAAGAAGTCTTTGATTATTGGCAACAATCTAGAGAATTATTCAAAAGAAACAATTTAAATTTTATACCTGCCACACACAGAGTTCAAATTGTAGATGAACAGGTGTATAGTTTAGATTGCACTCATGTGGTTAGAAGTCGACCAATCATGGAAGTAGAAGGACAAAAATTTGTTTCTTTGGCAGAACCATATCAAGGAATGTTTATCATGGATAAAGAAATGGTTGAAGAACATATCAATTCAAACTACTTTAGTCTAGGACAAAAAGGTTACTATGGTATTCGTGAGTCTGCCAACTTAGGCAATATGTATGTTAATACACCTGTTGGTTATGAACACAGAGCTGTTGTTCCTCTAAATAACTTTTCTAAGTGTTGGACACCACATTTTGGAACAGACTATCATAGAGATGCACATTCACCTCATGCAAAGATAAAAATAGAAGATTTATTCTATGCCACCTAAAACAAAAGAATCGTATCGTGATAACCCCCTACTCAAAAGAGTAGGTGTTCAGGTTAATTTTACAGAAGAACAGGTTGAAGAATACATTAAGTGTTCTAAAGACCCTATTTACTTTGCAAAATATATCAAAATTATTACACTAGATGAAGGTGTTGTTCCTTTTAAGATGTATGAGTTTCAAAAGGATATGATTAACACTTTCCATCACAATCGTTTCACAATCATGAAGTGTCCACGACAGGTTGGTAAAACAACTACAACGGTTGCATATCTTCTCTGGACTGTTTTGTTTCAGGACTCACAATCGATTGCTGTGTTGGCCAACCGTGGTGAAACTGCTCGTGGTATTCTTGGTAAATTACAGTTAGCTTATGAAAACTTACCAATGTGGTTGCAACAAGGTGTTGTTGAGTGGAACAAAGGTCGTGTAGAGTTAGAAAATGGTTCTGTTATTGTTGCATCTTCTACTTCCTCATCTGCTGCTCGTTCTGGTTCGTTTAACATCGTATTCTTAGATGAGTTCGCTTTCGTACCATCAAATATTGCAACAGAGTTCTTCACTTCTGTATATCCAGTTATTACTGCTGGTACAAAAACAAAAATTATTATTGTTTCTACACCTAATGGTATGAATCTGTTCTACAAAATTTGGACAGATGCCATTAATAAAAGAAATAATTATGTTCCATTTGAAGTTCATTGGTCTATGGTACCAGGTCGTGATGAAGATTGGAAAGAAGAAACAATTAAAAATACTTCAGAACATCAGTTTAGACAAGAGTTTGAAACTGAGTTCTTAGGTTCTTCAAATACACTTATCTCAGGACAAAAACTTCAACAAATTGCATATAAAGAAGCAATTGCTGAGCATGATAAGATGAAGATTTATGAATACCCAATTAAAGGTGATGATGGTGCTAAGAAAGACCATTTATATGCAATTTGTGTGGATATTTCTGAAGGCAGAAACTTAGATAGTTCAGCCTTTTCTGTGTTTGATATTTCTAGCACACCATATAAACAGGTGGCCACATACAAATCTTCATCAATTTCACCAATTCTTTTTCCAACGGTCATATATAATGCAGCTAGGTTATATAATGATGCGTATATTTTAGTTGAAATTAATAATAATCCACAAGTTGCAGATATTATTCATCAAGACTTAGAATACGAGAACTTGTGGAAAATATTTACAGGCAATAAAAAACCACAACAGTTACACTCCGGCTTTGGTCGTGGTGTCCAGATGGGTTTAAAAATGTCGCCTGCTGTAAAACGAATAGGTTGTTCTAACTTAAAAACCTTGATTGAAGGTGACAAACTAACAATTGTTGACTTTGATACCTATTCTGAATTAACCACTTTTGTGGCTAATAAAACTTCATTTGCTGCGGAAGATGATGCAAATGATGACTTAGTAATGACATTAGTAATATTTGCGTGGGCAGCTACACAAAAATACTTTAAAGATATTGTAAATCATGATATTCGTAAACAGATTCAGTTAGAAAACATGAATCAAATTGACGAAGAAACATTACCAGCGCCAATTATTGAAACTGGAATAGAAAGACCTGGTATCGAAGTGATTGATGGTGATGTATGGGAATCTCATGGTGACGGAGAAGTATACTCCGGACTAATGAGAGATACACTAAGGAATCTCTAAATATGGCCTTTCATAAATATCTGTATGGTATCATAACTGCCAAAATAACATCATATTCAAGGAGATAACAAATGGCATTTCAAATCTCTCCAGGCGTAAACGTATCTGAAATCGACTTAACAACAGTCGTTCCTTCAGTTTCAACTACTGCCGGTGGCTTTGTTGGAGCATTTACATGGGGTCCAGCATATCGAAGAATTACTTTAGGAAGCGAAAACGGTTTGGTTCGTATTTTTGGACAACCAGATTCTAATACCGCACCGTCTTTCTTTACAGCATCTTCATTCTTATCTTACGGTAACGATTTAAAAGTTGTTCGTGCTGTAGGTGCAAATTGTCGTAACGCAACATCTAATACTGATATTAATTCTACCAACTTACAAATTACCAATGAAAATCAGTTTGAAGCTTCTTTCTTAAATTCAAACAACAACAATTTATATGGTCCTTTCACAGCTCGTTATTGCGGTGTTTTAGGTAACTCATTGACTGTTGCAGCGATTGACGCTGGTGGTAATTTTGCAACTTGGAACGTAAACGGTATTGGTGTTTCATCATACTTTACTGGTGCACCAGGAACTTCTGCTCAAGCTTCAGCAGCAGGTGCAGCTAATGATGAAATTCATATTATCGTCATTGACACAGGTGGTTTATTCACCGGTACTAAAAACACAGTTTTAGAAGTATGGCCATACCTGTCAAAAGGTTTAAATGCAGTAGATTCTTTAGGTAACTCAAACTACTACAAACAAGTATTGTTTAATTCGTCTGCCTACGTCTATGCTATTGACCCAATTAGTTATTCTACTACCGTTTCAACATGGGGTAGACCTTTAGCTAATACAAATTTTGCAACAGTTTCAGGTTCTTACACAGGTAATCTGAATAAAGCTAATGACGATATGCCTACCGATGCTAACCTAATTACAGGTTATGGTGCATTTACGAACTCTGATATTGTTGATATTTCTCTGTTATTGACTGGTAACGCTAGTGTTACTGTTCAACAATGGGCAATCGATAACGTTGCAGAAACTCGTAAGGATTGCATTGCTTTCGTTTCACCTCCATCAGCAAACGTCATTAACCAGTCTGGTAATGAAGCAACTAACATTGTAAACTGGACTAATGCTTTAAACCGTTCAACTTCATATGCAGTTGCTGACTCTGGTTGGAAGTATATGTTTGACAAATACAACAACGTATATCGTTGGGTGCCATTGAATGGTGACATCGCTGGTACTTGTGTATACACCGATACAGTTCGTGACCCATGGTTCTCACCTGCTGGTTACAACCGTGGTCAGTTGAAGAATGTTGTTAGACTTGCATGGAATCCAAGTAAAACAGAAAGAGATACACTATATTCAAAAGGTGTAAATCCTGTTATCAGCACACCAGGTTCTGGTACAATTTTGTTTGGAGACAAAACTCTACAATCTAAACCTTCAGCATTTGACCGCATCAACGTTAGACGTTTGTTTATTGTTCTAGAGAAATCAATTTCTAGAGCAGCTCAGTTCTCATTATTTGAGTTCAATGATGAATTTACTCGTGCTCAGTTTGTTGCATTAGTAACTCCATTCTTGCGTGATGTTCAAGGTCGCCGTGGTATCTATGACTTCCGTGTTGTTTGTGATACTACAAATAATACCCCACAAGTTATAGATTCTAATCAGTTTGTTGGTGACATTTATGTTAAACCTGCTCGTGCAATCAACTTTATCCAGTTGAATTTCGTTGCAGTAAGAACTGGTGTTGACTTTACTGAAGTCGTTGGGCAGTTCTAATAAATAATACAACGATATAGGAGAAAAGAATGGCATTCAATGTAGCAGAATTTAGAGCGAATATGGTTGGTGACGGTGCTCGTCCTAACCTATTCCAAGTCTCTTTAACTTTTCCAGCAATTGCAACAGGTGGTTCGGCTGCTGCTCAAAAGGCAACGTTCATGGCTAAAGCTGCACAGTTACCCGGTTCAACAATCGGACAAGTACCTGTGTTTTACTTTGGTCGTGAATTAAAGTTCGCAGGTAATAGAACTTTTGCAGACTGGACGATTCAGATTATTAATGATGAAGATTTTACTGTTAGAAATAGCATGGAATCTTGGATGAACGCAATTAATAGTCATGCAAGTAATTTGCGTAATAGCGGAGCCACAGGACCATCAGATTATACTGTTGATGCAACAGTTACTCAATATGGTAAAACTGGCGAAGCTTTGAAAACTTACAAATTTGTTGGAATGTATCCACTTGATTTGGCACCAATTGATTTAGATTGGGGTTCAAATGACACTATTGAAGAATATGGCGTAACATTTGCCTATCAATGGTGGGAAACTGACACAACAAGTTAATTTACTTTATTTTACGGAGAGAACTTCGGTTCTCTCCATTATGTTTTTTTGAATTGGAATAACACACTATGGCAAATAAATTCTCTCTTTTCGGTTTTACGATTGCTAGGGAAAAACAAGAAGAATCGCAATCAGTAGAACAATCTTTCACGCCACCTTCGAATGACGATGGCGCATTAACTATTACATCTGCCGCTTATTATGGTACATACGTTGACCTAGACGGCACCGCCAAGAATGATGTAGAACTCATTTCTCGTTACCGTGAAATGGCTATGCAACCAGAAATTGAATCAGCGATTGATGACATTATTGGTGAAGCCATTTGTGCTGATGATGACGGTAAAATTATTAAATTAGTTCTAGATGATTTAAAACAACCAGAAAAGATTAAATCAGCCATTAAATCTGAGTTTGAAACAGTTCTCAGATTGTTAAATTATAACAATATGGCACAAGATATATTCCGTAGATACTATGTGGATGGCCGATTAAACTATCATATTATTATTGATAGAACAAAACCACAAGAAGGTATTAAAGAATTACGATATATCGACCCACGAAAATTAAGAAAAGTTCGTGAGATTAAAAAAGAAAAAGACCCAAGAACTGGTGTTGAAATGATGAATGTAGTTAATGAATACTACATTTTTAATGATAAAGTAACATCAGGTTCTTCACAAAACTTTGGTCCAATTGGTACACGTATTACTACTGATTCTATCATTTCAGTAGTTTCTGGTTTGATGGACTCACGCCGTGCTGTTGTATTGTCTTACTTACACAAAGCAATCAAACCACTTAACCAGTTGCGTATGATTGAAGATGCGACAGTTATCTATCGTATCTCTAGAGCACCAGAACGCCGTATATTCTATATTGACGTTGGTAATTTACCAAAATTAAAAGCAGAACAATATCTACGTGACATCATGGTAAAATACAAGAACAAACTTGTATATGATGCTAACACAGGTGAAGTTCGTGATGACCGTAAGTTTTTGTCAATGATGGAAGATTTTTGGTTGCCACGTAGAGAAGGCGGTAAAGGTACAGAAATTTCTACATTACCTGGTGGTCAAAACTTAGGTGAATTAGAAGATGTTAAATATTTCGAAAAGAAACTTTATAAGTCTTTAAATGTTCCAATCTCTAGATTAGAACCAAACCAAGGTTTTTCATTGGGTCGTTCAACAGAAGTAACTCGTGATGAAATTAAATTTGCTAAGTTTGTAGACCGTTTACGTTCTAGATTTTCAGATTTATTTGACCAAGCGTTAAGAGTTCAATGTATTCTCAAAGGTATTTGTACCGAAGAAGAATGGAAAGAATTTAAAGAGTATATTCACTATAACTTTATTAAAGACAATAATTTCACAGAACTCAAAGAAGCTGAGCTGATGAAAGAAAGACTTAGTTTGTTGGGTGCAGTTGACCCATACACAGGTCGTTACTTCTCACAAGCATGGATTCAAAGAAATGTATTACGATTGACAGATGATGAAATTAAAGTAATGCAAGAAGAAATGGATGAAGAAAAAGAAGCAGGATTTGGTTTACCAGTAGGTGTTACAAATGATGTGGCACAAGCACAAATGATGTCTCAAGTACCACAACAACCTGGTAATCCTGCCGACCAAGAACATCAAATGGCGGTGTTAGATAAAGAAGCACAACAAAGTCAGACGGGTCAGCAAGCTGAGAGTGCCGGTGTGTTTCTTAAACTAAAACAGATATTATAAATATTTTTATTTGGAGAATTAAATGGATACAAGAAAATTAATTGATTATGCACAAGATGGTAACGGTGTGGAGTTTCGTGATGCACTCTATTCTGCTATCCATGATAAAGTTTCTGCACACATTGAAGCTGCAAAACAAGCGGTAGCAACAAATTTATTCCCCGAACAAGAAGTGGAACAAGAGAACACAGATGAAAACACTTAAACAGATAATTAACGAAAAAGAGGACCATGGTTTACCTATGGACCCTCCTGCCGTTTTGATTATGAAAAGAAAATCGATTCGTCAATTTCCTAATAATCAAAGAGTGGCTTTGTATTATGTGGATAAGATTAATAAATATGTAACGGTACCTTACACATCTATGCAATGGTCTACGACTGGTGGCATGGATGAAGAAACCGGCACAGAAAATAAACAGGAATAAAAAATGGCAATTTCAAATACAACTCAAATACTTATAGATACTAATAAACGCACCGTTATTAAGCGTGTTGGTATTATCGATTCTGATGAAAATCAAACAGTCTTTATCGACCCAAGGTCTTTGGCTTTTGCCATGAATGCTAATAATTTACCATATCAAGTTGGTAATACTGTTGCTCCCGGTTTTGCCAATTCAGCATTTACAATTTCAAGAGTTATTGCTTCGGTTGATGCGGAAGTAGGACACCTACAGTTAAAATGGCAAGGCACAACAAGTGATGCCACAGTTTATGCTTTAGGTGTTGGTTTTGCAGATACGAATGCCAACTATCAGTTACCCACAATTACAAATAATGCCGTAGGACCTACAGGCAATTTAGTAATTAAGACTGTAGGTACAACTGCCAATGCTTCATACACTTTAATTATTGAACTACACAAGAATGGTCAATATTATAGTGGTGGTCAGTTCCAAGACCCAGCAGCCTTTAACTATCCTCCTTATGGCGTAACTCCATAATGAGTGGTTTTGTTTCTAAACTTCTGTCTAATAAACTTTTAGAAGCAAAAAAAGAATTAGATGATAATTTAAGTAAGTTGGTCGAAGAAAAAATCAACTTACTTAAAGTAAGAATTGCTGCTGAATTATGTGAAGATTATGGTGTTGAATTAGAATTAGTACCAGTTGAACTAGAAGAAGGTAATGTTTTATCAATGGGTAGAACAAAACTGATTAAGGTTCGAATTAGAAAAGGTAAAATTCAACGCCGAAGAAAGTTTTCTGCTGTTAAAGGTTTTACATTTCGTGGTGGCAAATTAACAAGAATGATGCCAGCGGAAAGAAGAAATCGCAAGTTGGCTGCAAGACGTTCAAAGTTTAAAAGACGTGCTAAATTAAGACAGGCACTAAGAAAAAGAAGATTGTCTTTAAGAAAAAGAACAGCGTTAGGACTTTAAAAATGAAACTAATTAAAGAGATTAATGAAACGGTAAGTTACTTAGTCGAAGAATCTGATGGTAAAAAATCACTTCATATCGAAGGTCCGTTTCTTGTCGCTGAAAAAAAGAACCGCAATGGTCGTCTATATGAGTATAACACCATGAAAAAAGAAGTGGCTCGTTATACTGAAGAATATATTAATAAACATCGTGCTTTTGGAGAATTGGGTCATCCAGAATCTCCAACAATTAATTTGGACCGTGTATCTCATATGATTATGTCATTGAGAGAAGATGGTAATCAATGGATTGGTAAAGCAAAAATCTTAGATACTCCAATGGGCAATATTGCTCGCAACCTCATTGAAGGTGGCGCACAGTTAGGAGTATCTTCACGAGGCATGGGCTCTTTGAAGAATGTTAATGGAGTTAATGTTGTTCAGCCCGATTTTTATCTGGCCACAGCGGCAGATATTGTAGCAGACCCTTCCGCACCTGGTGCTTTTGTGCAAGGTATCATGGAAGGCAAAGAATGGATGTTAGTCAATGGTGTTTGGACCGAAGTAGATTACTCACAGGCTGTATCTCAAATTAAGAGTGCATCACGTAGAGAAATCGAAGAAGTAAGTCTACGCATTTTTGAGAACTTCATGAAAAAACTTTAAATATAAATATCCAATATAAATCAAGGAGATTTTCAAAATGGGAAAATTTAATCTGTCCGAAGCCGCTAAAGAAATTCTTACTGGCAGTGTTGCAGCTAAGAAAGGTGGTCAAGATAAACCAGCTAAGTTGTCTGGCGATGTCGCTTATGGTACTAAAGAAGTAGACGTTGGTCATACACCTACAAAAACAACTGATGCAATTCCTGATTACACTTCAGGTACACCATCAGCAACTGCTCCTGGTGCAACACCTCCAGTAGGTTCAGAGCCAGCTAAGAAAATTACTGGTCAACCTGGACAAACAGGTTCTATTGAACAACCAGAAGGTAAACCAAGCAAACAAACTATGGCTAAAAATCCTGGTGCTACATTCCAATCTTATGGTGAAGAAACTGAAGCCGAAGGTGAAGAAATCGTTGCCGAAGAAAAAGATGAAGAAGGCCATGAAGATGAGAAAGAAGATAAAGCCATGATTAAAAAGATGGTTAAAAAAGACGCTTTGAAAGAAAAGATGAAAGAAGATATTGACGCCTTGATGTCAGGTGAAAATCTTTCTGAAGAATTCGTTCAAAAAGCTGCCACAATTTTTGAAGCTGCCGTTATTGCTCGTGCAGAAGAAGTTATTGTTGAAGCAGAAGCAGAATTGCAAGAACAGTTCGAACAAGCCGTTGAAGAAATTAAAGAAGATTTGGCCGCTAAGGTTGATGACTATCTCAACTATATGGTTGAAGAATGGATGAAAGAGAATGAAGTTGCAATTGAAAAATCTCTCCGTTCTGAAATCGTTGAAGATTTCATCGAAGGATTGCGTGACCTATTCGTTGAACACTACATCGATATTCCAGCTGAGAAAGTGGATGTTGTTGAGGAATTAACTGCTAAGGTATCTGAGTTAGAGAGTTCTTTAAATGAACAAATTTCTCGTGGTGTTGAGTTAACTAAAGAATTAAATGAACAGAAAAAAATTGAGGCTATCTACACAGCGTGTGAAGGCCTGTCGCAGACTCAAGTAGAAAAATTGAAATCGCTCGCAGAAGGCGTGGAATTTACTACTGAAGAAGAATTTGCATCTAAGTTGTCAACCTTAAAAGAATCATATTTTAAAGCTGACATCAAAGTTGCAGACAGTTCTGCTTTAGACGATGAGGTACAAATTGAAGAAGAAAAGAAAGCTAAAGTTTCTAATGACCCTTCAATGGAAGCCTACGTAAAAACCATTTCACAAACTTTGGCTAAATAAGCCATAATATACACAAAAAGGAAAAATACAAATGTATATGACTGAAGAACTACAAAAGAAATGGCAACCAGTTTTGGAGCATCCAGAACTTGAGTCCATTAAAGACCCATACAAGAAAGCTGTTACAGCTCTTGTTTTGGAAAATCAACAACAGGCTATCGCACAAGACCGCCGTGCCTTGAACGAAGTTGCTGACCCAGGTCCAACTAACGTTACAGGTGGTGTTCAGAACTTTGACCCAATCTTGATTTCATTGGTTCGCCGTGCATTACCAAACCTAATCGCCTATGACGTTGCTGGTGTTCAGCCAATGACTGGTCCTACAGGTTTGATTTTTGCGATGCGTGCTCGTTACGCTGACCAAACTGGTAGCGAAGCGTTCTACAACGAAGCTAACACAATGTTCTCTGGTGTTGGTTCTGCTAATAACCCATACGGTTTCACTGGCACAACTGCAACAGATACATCAACAGCTTTCCAAAATCAAGTATCTGCTAACACAACTTCTGGTATTGCTATGCCTACAAGCGTTGCTGAATACCTAGGTTCTGACGGCAACACAGCATTTGCTCAAATGGCTTTCTCAATCGAGAAAGTTACTGTAACAGCTCAATCTCGTGCATTGAAAGCTGAATACTCTTTAGAACTTGCACAAGACTTGAAGGCAATTCATGGTCTTGATGCTGAAACAGAATTGTCAAACATTCTGTCTACAGAGATTCTTGCTGAAATTAACCGTGAAGTTATTCGTACCATCTATAACACTGCCGTTGGTGGTGCTCAATTCGGTACAACAACTGCTGGTACATTCGACTTAGATACAGACTCAAACGGCCGTTGGTCAGTTGAGCGTTTCAAAGGTTTGATTTTCCAAATCGAGCGTGATGCTAACGTTATCGCTAAGCAAACTCGTAGAGGTAAAGGTAACGTGTTAATCGTTTCTTCTGACGTTGCTTCTGCAATGGCTATGGCTGGTGTATTGCAATATACTCCTGCTCTCCAAGCAGACTTGCAAGTAGATGACACAGGTAACACATTTGCCGGTCTTTTACACGGTCGTATCAAGGTTTACATTGACCCATACTTTGGTGGATACACATCTAACCAAGAATTGGTAACTGTAGGCTATAAGGGTTCATCACCATATGATGCTGGTTTGTTCTATTGCCCATACGTTCCATTACAGATGGTTCGTGCAGTTGACCAGTATACATTCCAACCTAAGATTGGTTTCAAAACCCGTTACGGTATGGTTGCTAACCCATTTGCACAAGGCGCTACAGCAGGCAATGGTCGTTTGAATTCACGTTCTAACGTTTACTATCGCTTGTTCGCAGTTCGCAACTTGATGTAATCTAAAAAGTTCAAATCACCATAGAGTGATACTTTAGAGAGGCTTCTTCGGAAGCCTCTTTTTTTTCGACCTAAATACTTGTATGAATTTCAAGAGAAAAAAAATATGAGTGTATTTACTAGAACACCCGCCAATACCAATTTACTACAACCAACAAAGTTTCTATTAACTTTTGATAGAATTGGTTCGGTTCAATATTTTTGCCAATCAGTTAATCTGCCAGGTGTTAACCTAGGACAGGCACCAATCAACACTCCAACGTTGGATATATTTGCACCAGGTAATAAGATACTTTATAACCCATTAAGTATACAGTTCTTGGTTGATGAGAAGTTAGACGGATGGCAACAATTACACGCTTGGTTCCGTTCCATCGCCTCTCCAGAGAGTTTTGAGGAGAGAAAAAGGTTAACAGACCTACAGAACCAGTATTCAAGTGGTAATTTAAAAAATTATTCAGATGGTACCTTGACAATCCTTTCATCATTGAATAATCCAATACTCAGAGTTAGATTCTTCAATATGTTCCCAATATCACTATCTGATATTGTTTTTGATACCAGACAGTCCGCAGAAGATGTTATTACAGCCGATGTGGTACTCCAGTTTGATTATTTTAACTTTGAAACTATAACATAGTATTGCCATATAACATAAGTTATGTTATAATTAGAAATTGGTGTTAATATATTGAAATTATTATGGAAAATTTAGAACAAGTATTAAAACATTGGGAAAAAGATACCCAAATCGACCAGACAGAACCAGGTAAAGAGTTACTTAAAATACCTACTCTGCACAACAAGTATCTTTCTATTTTAACCAAACATAAAATTGCCTCAAAGAAGGCTCATTTTGACTATCTCCGTATGAGAAAGGTTAAGTGGGAATATTACACAGGCAAAATGGGTCAAGAAGAATTGACCGAATATGGTTGGGAACCTTTTCAGTTTACCTTAAAGTCTGATGTCAGCACCTACTTGGAAGCTGACAACGACTTAATTCGCCTTCTTGAAAAGAAAGTATATCATGAAGAAGTTATCTCGGTCTTAGAATCCATCATGAATGAACTGAAACAGAGAACTTGGCAACTTAGAGACTTCATCTCTTGGGAAAAATTCATAGGAGGACAATAATGACATTTCTTGTTGCAAATATCCCACCCGTTAAATGCTTTGTGCGTAAAGAGTTTCTTTACAATCACGAAAAAGGACATGGTGAACTAGAGCCTTGTGTGTGGATGACGGCCAAGGCAATTAAAGGTCAAGCATTTCGCATCGAGTGTATGTTAACTGATTACGGTGCTCTCTATGATAAGTTGCCTATTTCAGCCTATGTTTGGAAAACAGTTGATGAATATTTGCCATTAGACCATTTACAAATTTGGGATTGTTTGTCATATGACATGGCAGTAATTGAAAAATCCAATTTGCGTGGACTCAAGGTAAAGTATTTTGGCAAAGATAAGAAATTTTATTTTGGAAAATATTTGTTTACAATTGACTTTGCGGCACCAGATTTTAACCGTATTGACACCAGTTTTTCAGAAGGTGTTCAAGAACACAAGTCATACAATTTTATACAACTAGACAATGGACAATTTGCGTGTCAACCAAACAATCGATGTCTATGGTATGATGTATCGTTGGTACCACCAACAGTTAAAACACCAGACTTCAAAATACCCACAGAAGTTTATTCTGTAGAAAATATTTCTAAATGGAGTGTTGGCACTCCTGATTCATGGTTCTATCAGTTTACTGAAAAAGAGTGAGTGTTGTTTTGAAAAGTAAAAAATCAAATATATCCAAAGGCAGAGATAGTTACGATGCCAATGTGAACAATTCATTAATTACTTTCTTCAACAAAAACAATACTCCTTATCCAACAGAAGTTGGTGGACCAAAATTTGACCTGATACCAGTTCAAAAACAAAAAGATATTATGGTCAATGTTGCTCGTATGCACGCCGAGCAAGAATATAGTAGAATTATGGAGTTGGTAAAAGTCTTACAAAAACAAGCTGATGAAATAAAAAGAAGGTTAGAGATTACCGATGCAGTTCATGCTGCAAAATATGATTTTCAAATTTATCATGGCCAAATTTATTGGTTGGTTTATGATGAAAGAAAAAACTTTACTAGATTGGTTACAATTGGACCTAAAGGTTGGACTACCGGAGCTCCTAAAGAATATAATTATATCTGCAAGGTTAAGTGGTTAGGTGACCACACATGGATTGAAACAGACGATGAGTGATATTTTAATTTGCAAAAAAGATGAAGTTTATGTAAGAGTAGAATGTGAAAAACACTTTGCTAAAGAACTTTCTGAATTTTTTACTTTCTTCGTGCCAGGTTATCAGTTTGTTCCTGCTTATCGAAACAGAATATGGGATGGTAAAATAAGATTATTTGATTTGAGAAATAATCAATTATATCGTGGTTTACTTTATTACGTAGAACAGTTCTGTGAAGAACGAGGTTACACCTTTGAGTATCAAGATAGTTTAGATGTTGAAGATGAATATTCAAAGTATCATGCTGAAAAATTTATTGAATCGTTAAACATTCATTCTAATGGAAAACCTATAGAAGTTCGTGAACATCAAATAGCGGCATTCATTCATGCTATGCAAAAGCGCCGTGCTTTACTTTTGTCTCCTACCGCTTCTGGTAAATCTCTCATTATATATTTGTTGTTTAGACAGTTTTTACAATATCAAAATCTTAAAGGTTTAGTTATTGTTCCTACAACATCTTTGGTTGAACAGTTATATTCTGACTTTAATGATTACAATGAAGATGAAAACTTTGTTGTAGAAAACTATGTGCATAGAATATATCAAGGTAAGGAAAAAGAATCAAGTAAAAAATTAATTATCTCCACATGGCAATCATTGTATAAAATGCCGAAAGAATACTTTGAACAATTTGATTATATCATAGGTGACGAAGCTCACCTATTCAAAGCACAATCATTAACTACAATACTGACATCTTGTATCAATGCCAAATACAGAATTGGTTTGACAGGAACATTAGATGGTACTAAAACACATAAACTAGTTTTGGAAGGTTTATTTGGAACAGTTAAGAAAGTCATATCGACAAAAGAGTTGATTGATAAAAATCAGTTAGCCAAATTTGACATTAAATGTTTAGTTTTAAAACATCCAGAAGAAGCTTGTTTGGAACATAAAGACAGTTCTTATCAAGAAGAAATTGCATACTTAATTAATAATCAATCCAGAAATAAATTCATTAAGAATCTTGCAGTTAGCCTAGGTAAAAATACATTAATATTGTTTCAAATGGTTGACAAACATGGTAAAATATTATATGATATGATTAAGAACACCAAGAACATTGGTGATAGAAAAATATTCTTTGTTTATGGTGGTACAGAGACTACTGACCGTGAACAAATTAGAAAAATTATGGAAATAGAAAACGATGCTATTATTGTGGCTTCTTTTGGTACTTTTAGCACTGGTATTAATATTAGGAATTTGCATAACATTATATTTGCGATGCCAACAAAATCGAGTATTCGAACTTTGCAAAGTATTGGACGAAGTTTACGACAAAGTGATGGCAAAGAAATAGCTACACTTTATGATATTGCTGATGATATGCGATATAAAAAACACATGAATTATACTTTAAAACACTTTGTGGAAAGAACTAAGATATATAATGAGGAGAAGTTCCCATTTAAAATCTATAAGATAGGATTAAAAAATGATACAAATACTTAGATTAAAAAATGGTGAAGATATTATTGGTGAAATTTATACTGATACAGATGATATTGAGATAGTTGACCCCATGACTGTTGGTATTGAATATAGAAATAATGAACCTGGATTAGTTATGAGACATTGGTTGCCTGTTCAATTAATACACTCAAACAGAACAGTTATTAAAAAAGAAGATGTTCTTACCTTTTTTCATCCAAACAAAGAGTTCTCCGAGTATTATGAAAATACTGTGAAAAAGATGAATGAGTTGTTACAAGCAAAGAAGTTTGCAGATGAACTGACTAACGAGGAGATTGAAGATATTATGGATGCATTTGAAGATTTGGATAATAATGAACATACATTACATTAATACTCTCAAAACAGGACATACTCGACTATACACACTTGTCAAGCAGATGTCAACAACATTATGTGGTACAAATGAATTAGGAGATTTACTTACAAATGGCAACTAAACAAAAACACTATATTAATAACGCAGACTTTTTAACTGCACTCATTGATTACAAAGAGGCCTGCAAGTTAGCAAAAAAAGAAAAGAGAACAGAACCTCCAATACCAAATTATATTGGAGAGTGTTTTATGAAAATTGCCGAAGGTCTTTCACACAAACCAAACTTCATCAATTATACCTATCGTGACGAAATGGTTTCTGATGGCATTGAAAATTGTTTAATGTATTTCAATAATTTTGACCCATCAAAATCAAAGAATCCTTTTGCTTATTTTACTCAAATTATTTACTTTGCCTTTTTACGAAGAATATCCAAAGAGAAAAAACAACTATATGTGAAATATAAAGCCACAGAACAGATGGGTATTTTGGATGAATTCGAAATGTTGGAGTTTGAAGATGGCACTAATAAACAATTTGAACTATATGACAATATTGCCGAGTTCATTGAGAACTATGAGGATGCCAAAGAAAAGAAAAAAGAGGTAAAGAAGCCTAAAGGGATTGAAAAATTTTTAGGAGAATGATATAATGTATATTGTCGAATATTTAATTCAATCACAGGCACGCCGTTTCAAAAAATTTGAAACACTTACCGAAGCTATTGCATGGGCAAGTGAACAACCTACTGGTTCCATACTTGAAGTTAGGCGATTAGATTATGATAATAGTGAAATAACTGGTGACTAAGAAAGCTTATTAAAACATGAAGGTGGCTATTATAACGGACCAACACTTTGGTTCTAGGAATGATTCTGTCCATTTTTTGGACTTCTATGATAAATTTTACTCAGAAACATTTTTCCCTGTATTAGAAGAAAACAATATTGATACCGTTTTAATTCTCGGTGATACATTTGACCGCAGAAAATATATCAACTTTTTCTCTCTCAAAAGAGCAAAAGAAATGTTCTTTGATAAGTTACATAAAAAAGGTATCAAGGTTCATATGTTGGCTGGTAACCATGATACTTATTTTAAAAACACAAACGATGTCAACTCAGTAGATTTGTTGTTGCGTGAATATGATAACATTCACGTCATTGATGCACCAGAAACAATTAAATTAAACCAAACTGCTGATAACCCATTGGGTGTGAATATCTGTATGATTCCGTGGATTTGTCCTGAGAACTATCAAGAATGTTTAGATACCATTAAGAATACTGATGCAGACCTTTGCATGGGACATTTTGAGATTGCAGGGTTTGCTATGCATCGTGGTATGCCATCTGAAGAAGGTTTGAATCGTGAAATCTTCAGGCGATTTGATATGGTTTTTAGTGGTCACTACCACCACAGAAGTCATGCTGATAATGTTTATTATTTGGGTAATCCATATGAATTAACATGGCAAGATTACAACGACACAAGAGGATTTCACATCTTTGACCTGAATACTCGTGACTTAGAATTTGTTCCTAATCCGAATGTCATGTTTCATCGCATCACATATGATGACAAAGAAAATACAATTACCGAAATTACCAGCAAAGATTTAAGTAAATATACCAACACATATGTAAAAGTTGTGGTATTAAACAAAACTAATCCTTATCTATTTGACAAGTTCATGAATAATCTTTACAATGTAAATCCTATCGATATTACCATTGCGGAAGATTTTACAGACTTGACAGAAGGTGTAGAAGATGATATGATTGACCAAGCAGAAGATACTATGACTATTATTGGTAAGTATGTTGATAGTATCAAGGAAGAACATATCAATAACGAAAAACTCAAATCAGTTCTTAGAGAATTGTATGTTGAGGCAATTAACACGGAGCAAGCATAATGGATTCAAGATTTAAATATGAAGTTATTCAAGTAGGTGCCGAAGAAGTTCAAGGCAAACAAAATGTCATAACTGAAATTCGTTTTTACCATTGTTTAGGTGAAACAAAGAAACTTTATGTGGCACACATTCTTTATGATAAAGGTGAGAAACCCATTACATTGGAAGATATTAATTTTTCAGGTAAAGACATTCTCTTTTCGTATATTGAAGAATCGTTAGGTCAAGAACAAATTCAACACATGGAAAAAGTTTTGTTAGAAGAAACTGGACAATCAGAAATCAAGGTTACACAAAAACAATATATTGACATTTAAAAAAATCACATTATGATTATTTTCCAAAAAGTTCGTTGGAAAAATTTCCTTTCAACAGGAAACAGTTTTACAGAAATAAATTTAACAAAATCACCAAACACACTCATTGTAGGTAACAATGGCGCAGGTAAATCCACAATATTGGATGCGTTGTGTTTTGGTCTTTTTGGTAAACCTTTTCGTAAAATCAACAAACCACAATTACTTAATTCAATCAATCAACAACAATGTGTCGTTGAGATTGAGTTTTCTATTGGTAAAAAGAATTATAAGGTAATTAGAGGCATCAAGCCCAATATGTTTGAGGTATATTGTAATGATGTAATGGTCGACCAAGATGCCAAAGCAAAAGATTACCAGGAACATCTAGAAAAGTTTATTTTAAAACTAAACTATAAAACATTTACTCAGGTTGTTATTCTAGGTTCTGCCTCATTTGTTCCTTTCATGCAGTTGTCACCTGGTGATAGACGAGCTATCATCGAAGATTTGTTGGACATACAAATATTCTCATCAATGAATTCAATCGTTAAAGAGAAAATGTCGGCAATTAAAGACCTGACAACCAAAAACAAATATGATATGGACTTGACTTCAGAAAGAATCAATTTCCAAAAACAAAGCATCGAGGAACATAAGAAACATAACGATGCCGAGATTGAAAAGAAATTAAAAGAAGTATTGGAATCCGAAGAACAAGTAAAAAAACTTACCAAAGATATTGAATTAATCCAAAAACACATTGATGTTTTGAATAGTAAAATTTCTGATAAGATGGCTATGGAAAAGAAAAGTTCCAAGTTATTGCAATTAGAAGCCAAGCTAGAATCACGAATCAAGAAGATTGATAAAGAAGTTTCTTTCTACGAAGAAAATGATAACTGTCCAACCTGTAAACAAAGTATTGACCAAGAATATAAAGGGCAGATGGTATCAACTTTAGATAAAACTAAAGGTGAAGTGTCTACAGCTTTGGCAGATATATCAACACAGATTACTGCCACAAGCCAGAGAATTGAAGAAATTCAAAAGTATATCAAACACATTCAGGCACACAACAATGAGATTGTAAAACACAATTCTACAATCACAGCCGTGAACACATTTATACACAAATTAAACGGTGAGGTTAATGATTTATCTAACCGTAAAGATAATTTAGAAGAAGAAAATGCCAAGTTAAAAGAATTCAAATCTGAACTGGCAGAATTGATTACAAAACAAGAAGAACTCTCAACAGAAAAACAATATTATGAGTTTGCTGGAAATTTATTAAAAGATACCGGCATTAAAACCAAAATCATTAGGCAATACTTACCTGTCATGAACAAGTTGATTAACAAGTATTTGACCTCAATGGACTTCTTTGTAAACTTTAACATCAATGAAAGTTTTGAAGAAACAATTAAATCTAGGCACCGTGATGAATTCGCATATGCTAATTTTTCAGAAGGTGAAAAACAAAAGATTGACCTGGCACTATTGTTTACTTGGCGTCAAATTGCCAAGTTGAAGAATTCTACTAACACTAATCTGTTAATATTGGATGAAGTATTTGATTCTAGTTTAGATACCGCATCAGTTGAATTGTTAATGTCTTTATTGAAAGATTTATCATCTGAAACTAATGTGTTTGTGATTAGCCATAAGTCTGACCAGATGTTTGATAAGTTTAGAAGTGTAATTCGTTTTGTAAAGAAAAACAATTTTTCAGTTATAGAAAGGTTATAATGAGTGAAGTGCAAAATAAAGATGATTTAATTATCATTGATACGGAAAAACAAACGCAAGTAACCCAAAAGGTTAAACTGTTAGAGTTAGTTCATAGTGAACATCCTATTCTGAGACAGTCATTACCTGAGTTTGATTTTAAAAATCCTCCTATCAATCCTTCTGAGTTGGCATCATCATTGGTTGAAACCTGTAAGATGCATCACGGTATTGGATTGTCGGCCAATCAATGTGGACTACCATATCGTGTCTTTGTTATGGGAGCTGGTGAAGATTTTGTGGCATTTTTTAATCCAAAAATTACAATGTCTCAAGGCGAAGTTCACATGGTTGAAGGATGTTTATCGTTTCCTTTCTTAGCCTTGAGAATTACCAGACCAGAAATCATTACGGTTGAATACCAAGACTTCAACGGCAACAAGAGAGAGGTAACACTTTCTGGTATATCTGCTCGTTGTTTTCAACATGAACTTGACCATATGAATGGAATCGTGTATACTAGCAAAGTAAAACCTTTAGCATTACAAATGGGTATGCAAAAACGCAATAAAATATTGAAAAAGTTGAAACTAAAATAATGGCAACACCAATTGAGTTCGTAGAAAAACAATGGAAAGAATGGCAAGATAATAATCTGCCATCTTCTTTTGAACACATCGATGAAGAATCAATGAAAAAGATTCTCATTGAAGATTTGACTTATGCATCACAAATGGATGTTCGTGAATATACTCTATATCAAAAATGGTGTGAAGTAAAAGAACGATATCCTGTTCATGATGTGTCCACTCTTTGGGGACAAGAAGTTCAAATGGTCAATCCTGAACAAGATGAATTAATTAAGGATGTTAAATCCAATTTTTGGATGCCAAAAGAACCGGATGATTTTGAAAAATTAAAACCTATTATGGTACTTTCAAATGGTCCTGATGCTGAAAGATGGAATGCCATTCGCACTTTTTCTTCCACAATGAAGAACAACAGTAATATTGGTCGTAATCTATTCTATGTTTTGACAGACGAAGTAACAGGTAAATATCTTGGTGTTATTTGCATCTCCTCAGACTTCCTGGACCTCACTCCTCGTGATAATGCAATTGGATGGTCTAGAGATGTTAAGACACAACAACACATGATTAATCATACGGCCATCGGTTCCACCATCGTTCCATTACAACCTCTAGGTTTTAATTATATGGGTGGTAAATTGTTGGCATTAATGTGTTTATCGGACACAGTTCAAGCAGATTGGAAAAGACAATATGGAGACACTCTTGTTGGCGTTACTACAACGTCACTATATGGAAAAACCAAAGCAAACGGTCTTTCGCAATATGATGGACTTGAGCATTGGAGTCCTATGGGTTTTTCTTCTGGTTCTGTTGCTTTCGAACCATCAAGAGCAACCAAAAAATTAGTGTTCGATTGGATTAAAGAGAATCATACTAGAAAATATTTTGAATGGTGGGAAGCCAAAAATCAACAAGGTCTTCCACTAAAGCGTGACCATAAAAATCGTTCTTTGAATTTTGCCTACTCTAAACTTGGCATTCCTAAAGAATTGATTCGTACCGAACATCAGCGTGGTATCTATTTCTCTCCCTTGTATAACAATACAAATGAATTTTTGAGAAAAGAAATCACAGATGAAAAACTGGTAAAAGCATTTGATACCAGTGAAGAAGCCCTTGCCAATATTTGGAAAACCAAGTATGCTAAGGGTCGAATTAGGCAATTACAGAAAAAGAATAATGTTTCATATGAAACTCTTTTCTATGATGACCTAATTTATTTGTCTTGGGAAGAAACCAAGTCAAAATATTTGCCGCAGGTTGGCAGATAATAGGCAGTATAGTATCATTAGTGTTACTTTAAGTGGTTTAATGGCACATATATGATACATTATCAAGTATACCGCAAATATACTTGACACCATGACATATATAATGTTATGATTTGATTACTTGCTCAGGCAAGGTTTTGTTTAATTTTATATTATAGGAGTTTCACAATGGCTAAATTATCAGCTAAACAACGTATGTTGAATGCTTTAATGCAAACTGAAGGTTACAACACCTTTACTACCGAACAGGCTCAACGCCGTTTTGGTGTTTCAAATGTTTCTGCTCGTATCTCTGAGCTCCGTCAAGAAGGTTATGCTATCTACGCAAACCGTAAGAATGTTGATGGCACAAAGAAAACTTTCTACCGTTTAGGTACACCATCTAAGTCTTTCAAGACTTTCTGCCGTGCTAATGGCATCCGCCCACAGTCTGTTTAATACGGACTAAGCGTAAGGGGTTCCACACTCGTGGTACCCCTTTTTTTATATTATCGGAGCGCAAATGGAAATACAAATTAAAAAAGAAGATTTACAAAAGAAAAGTTTATTCGTAGCCACACCAATGTATGGTGGCATGAATCACGGTTTGTATATGAAAGCTTGCTTAGATTTGCAAGGTCTTTGTATGCAATACGGAATAAACATCAAATTCTCATTTCTATTCAATGAGTCCCTAATTACTCGAGCGAGAAACTATCTCGTTGACGAATACCTGCATCGTTCAGATTGCACACATTTACTATTTTTAGATTCAGATATTTCTTTTAATCCTCAGGATGTCATCGCATTGTTGGCGCTCGACAAAGATGTATCAGGAGGTCCTTATCCTAAGAAGGCCATTAAATGGAAATCTGTAAAGAGAGCAGTTGAAAAGTTTCCTGATATTGAACCACAGATGTTGGAAAAAGTAACAGGTGATTATGTGTTTAATCCAGTCAAAGGAACCGCACAATTCTCCGTTACAGAACCACTCGAAGTATTAGAAATCGGAACAGGTTTCATGATGGTCAAGAGAGAAGTATTCAAGAAGATGGAAGAAGCGTATCCAATGATTCGTTATAAACCTGACCATGTAGGTCAAGCACACTTTGACGGTTCTCGTTACATTCATGCTTTCTTTGATACAGTTATTGACACTAAGAATTCAATCACGGGTGGTGGTTCTGACCGTTATCTAAGTGAAGATTATATGTTCTGCCAAATGTGGCGTAAGATTGGCGGCAAGATTCACCTATGTCCTTGGATGAAAACTTCACACATCGGCACTTATCACTTTGTTGGTGATATGCCAGCAGTTGCCAATTTTGTTGGTGAAATGTAATGTTCAGCGAATCAACAGTCAAAGCTATGTTCTCAATCGATAAAGTTGATTTACCAAAAATTGAACAGACTGAAGATTTGGTCCATTTTCCAGAAGAAGGTCGTAAATTTGATGGTGGTAAACTTGAATATGGTTTACTACCATCAAAAGCATTGGAAGCAACGGTGGAAATTTTAACCTTTGGTGCTCAGAAGTATGCTCGTGATAATTGGAAATATGTTGATGATGCCAAACGAAGATATTTTGATGCACTACAAAGACACGTTTGGGCATGGAAACAAGGTGAAGAATTAGACCCCGAATCTGGTAAACATCACTTGGCACACGCTATGTGCTGCTTGATGTTTCTGTATGAACATGATATAATTTATTCGAAGCAGTAATTTTATAATGGAGAAAGTATGAAACTATCAAATGAAACACTAACCGTCTTGAAGAATTTTTCTACAATCAATCAAGGCATTCAATTCAAAAAAGGCAACAAACTAACCACAGTATCAAGTGGTAAAACAGTTCTTGCACAAGCCAATCTTAAAGATGAATTTCCAAAAGATTTTTGTGTTTATGATTTAAACCAGTTCTTATCTGTAAACTCTTTGTTCAAAGATTCGGCTGAACTAGATTTCGATGATTCAAATATCATTTTCAAATCAGGTCGTAAGGAAGTATCTTATCGCATGACCGCCAAAGAAATGATTGTAACTCCACCAGAAAAAGAAATCAATCTTCCATCAGTTGATTGCACATTCAAATTGGCAGAAGAAGATTATGAGTGGATTACAAAAACAGCAAACGTTCTTTCTTCACCACACATCGGAGTATCATCTGATGGTGAAAAGATTGAAGTTCTTACCTTTGATGCCAACGATAACTCATCACACACAAACTCAATTGAAGTTGGCCAAGGCAATGGTAAGACATATAAAATTGTTTTCAAAACAGAAAACATTAAGTTGATTCCAGGAAGTTATGATGTTCAAATTTCTTTCAAAGGTATCGCACATTTTAAAAATAGTAAAGATGATATCCAATATTGGATTGCATTTGAAGCTAAAGAAACCAAAATTGGAGAATAATAATGTTAGTTCATTTTACAGATTTCACAACAAACAATTCAATCGCTGTTAACCCAAAGTATGTTGTGGTTGTATTTACAGTTACAGAAGAAGATGGTATTGAAAGAACCATTATCAATACCGTTACAGGTAATGTTGTTGTAAAAGAATCACAAATTAATGTTGTTGGTGTAATTCAGGGTCAATTAAATTAATGAAAACAGTTCAAACATTATTTGGTACATTCGATGAGAATCAGTTGAGAGCTCTGAAAGGAGCTATCGATGAAATTAATGTGGCCATGCAACAAATCGAACACAAAAATAATGAAATTAAAGATATTGTTGATGCCACATTTGATTCTTTGAAAGTACCTAAAAAGTTAATCAAGCGTTTAGCTAAAGTTCAATATAATCAATCTCTACAATCCGAAATTGAGGAGTTTAAAGAGTTTGAAGCCTTATTTGAAGGTATGAGTGAAGTGAAATAATTTGTAATTTATATTATGGGAGTTTTGAATGGAACATTTATTATGGGTCGAAAAGTATCGACCAAAAACAATTAGTGATTGTATTTTACCAGATGCCATTAAATCTACGTTCCAAGAATACGTTAACAGAAAAGAGATACCAAATCTATTACTTTCTGGAACAGCAGGTGTCGGAAAAACTACAATCGCTAAGGCACTTTGTAATGAAGTCGGTTGCGATTACATTATTATCAATGGTTCAGATGAATCAGGTATTGATGTGTTACGCAATAAAATTAAAAACTACGCTTCTTCAGTATCTCTGGCAGGTGGTCGCAAAGTCATTATCATTGATGAGGCCGATTATCTTAATCCCAACTCCACTCAACCAGCATTACGTGGAGCTATTGAAGAATTTGCATCAAATTGTTCTTTCATCTTTACGTGCAATTTTAAGAATCGTATCATCGACCCTATACACTCTAGGTGTAGTGTTATCGATTTTAAAATCAACGGTTCTAAACAAAAGATGGCTGCTCAACTGTTCAAACGAATTGAGTGGATTCTTGAACAAGAAAAAATCAAATATTCAAAAGATGTCGTGGCAGCAGTTATCACGAAACACTTTCCAGATAATCGCAGGATTCTTAATGAATTGCAGAGATACTCAATTTCTGGTGCAATTGATTCTGGTATTCTCTCTAATATTGCTGATATACAACTTGATGATTTAATTAAGTCTCTCAAAGAAAAAGATTTCGCATCTACTCGTAAGTGGGTCACCAACAACTTGGACAACGACCCCGTAAAGATTTATCGTAAACTTTATGATGGTCTATATGAAGTTCTTAAACCAAACTCCGTACCACAGTTGGTTCTGATTCTCGCAAAATATCAATATCAATCAGCTTTCGTGGCTGACCATGAGATTAACATGGTTGCCTGTTTGACTGAAATCATGGTGGATTGTGAGTTCAAATAATGCCAGATTTATTCAAAGAAATCATACCATCCATACTCACGTCTAAAAAATCTGTATTTGAGAGCGAACATGACTATAAAGACTACAAACCATTTATAGTCAACCGAGCCTTGTCCTATCATATTGATTGCGTTCTATATGTAAACGAGATGAACATCCATCCGTCTTTGGATGTGGATATGCAATATTCATATTTTCTAAATACCATAAGACCTATGAAACGGAAATTCCAACCGTGGCAGAAATCAGAGGTTGACAAAGATATAGAATGTGTAAAAGAATACTTTGGTTATTCTAATGAAAAAGCTAAAGAAGCTTTGCGTATTCTAAATGATGAACAAATCGCTGAAATAAAAGCAAAAACAAATAAAGGCGGAGTGAAAAAGTAATGTTCTCGATTACTAATTTAGTTGAAGTTACATTGACAGAACGAGATGATTTTTTAAAGGTTCGTGAAACATTAACACGAATTGGTGTGGCGTCTAAAAAAGATAGAATTCTATACCAGTCTTGTCATATTCTACATAAACAAGGTAGATACTACATAGTGCATTTTAAAGAACTGTTTGCACTAGATGGAAAACCTACCGATATTACCGAAAATGACTTATCTCGCAGGAATGCCATTGTAAAATTATTACAGGATTGGGGTTTGGTAACCATTGTTAATAAAAAACAAGCTGAGGAACCACCTCCAATATTTTTGAGTCAAATTAAAATACTATCCCATAAAGAAAAAGACGAATGGGAATTGGTACAAAAATACAACATTGGTAAAAAACCAAACAGTCCTTATTAATACCACAAAAAGTATTGACATCCTTAGTTAAATGTGTTATAAATATATTTGTGAATGCCTTAGGGGTTCACAATTTTATTAACTCGCTTAATTAAGGAGAACTAAGCATGACTCAAGGTCTATTACCATCACTTTTTGACTTCCACAAATTTGACCCATTTACAGTAGGTTACGACAAGTTTTTTGATGAACTTGAAGATATTGCCAAAACTGTGGGCAAAAATGTATCGTCATATCCCCCATACAATATCAAACAAGTAAGCAAAGATAAGTATGTCATTGAATTGGCAGTTGCTGGATTTGCAAAGTCTGATATTGAAGTAACCCTACAAGGTAATAAATTGGTCGTTCAAGGTTCTGCAAAAGAAGATGAACTCAAAGAAGATGAATCTTTCATTTTCAAGGGTATCGCTAACCGAAACTTTGTAAGAACATTTACATTAGCAGACAAGATTGAAATCAAAGATGCTGAAATGGTAAATGGTATGTTAAAGGTTTGGTTGGAATCTTTAGTGCAGACTCAAGATGCCATTAAAAAGATTACCATCAAGGATAAAGAAAATGTATAACTGGTGGCCTGTATCCGATGAGGAGTGGGAACAGTTGAATTATCCACAAAAAACTCAACCTAAGTAGTAAATATAGGGGGTCTTGACAACCCCCTATAAATTTGTTATAATTATATTATGAAAAATGCGAAATCAAAATCTATTCTGAAAAAGGTTCGTGCCATTAATGGTACAGACATCTTTTATACTTATTCCAATTGGCCAATCGAAATCATCGATGGTGTCGAATTCCTTCCCGTTGTAAAAGAGTTGCCCGACCCATGGAAAACTCAAGTAATACACTACATGAAAAAAGACAAGATGGAGTATGTGAAATGAACAACAAGTTGGAATCATTTTTTTCAAATAAAAGGAATTTTTCAGCTCATTCAAAAGAAGATATGAAACTGGCTAAATTGTTTTTATCAAAAAATATGTGGGGACAAAAAGGTTGTCCATTCTACCTAGAGTGGCCATATGTTGATATGCCTTCTATGTTGAAGGATAAAATTACAAAACATTATTTAAAGATTGAAGATGAAAAAATTATTTAAGTGGTTTCTATACTCTGGTTGTAATATAACATTGAAATTAAATCCTTTTCATTGGAGAATTAATTTCGCATACAACAAAACAAATGAAGCATGGGAACAAGATGCAATCGTTATAGAATTGTTACCAATAACTATTCGTCTTTGGTTTGATAATGGTGAGTGGTAATAAATGAAACAGAAGTTCATTAACGCTTACATGGATGTGGCAGAAAGATTTGCGAAGTTATCTTCTGCCAAAAGGTTACAAGTAGGTACCATTATTGTCAAAGAAGATAGAATCATCAGTATTGGTTATAATGGTATGCCTGCTGGTTGGACAAATGAATGTGAAGAAATCATAGAACAACATGAAGATGGTGGGCAAGTAACGAAAACCAAGCCTGAGGTGATTCATGCAGAGGCCAACGCCATCGCTAAGTTAGCAAAGTGTTCCGACTCTGGAGATGGTTCCACGATGTTCCTGACCCATGCACCTTGTATTGATTGTGCGAAACAAATCTATACAGCAGGTATCAAAAAGGTATATTACCGTAATTCCTACAGGGATTCGCAGGGGCTTGACTTTCTAACCAAATGTGATATAATGGTAGATAAGGTGTAGTAAAATTTCACCAGGTGAAATGAGTGTTGCAGATAAATAAGTAGTGTGAGTAATAACGGAATAATGCAATTATTGGGTCAACTTATTAAGGAGAGACCTAAATGCAGTTAAGTATAGTCGGTTGTCCCGATAAAAAGCGTTTTCGACCGTATGTTAAAAGAGCGGCGGTATTCTATGCTCAAGAACTTATGACACCAAAGATGTTGGAAAACATCTATTTAAGAATCAAATTTAATGGTAAAATGAATGTTTATGGTTATGCTCAGATTTTGGAGTATAACGAAAGTCGTAAAGCCAGAGAGTTTGAAATTGAATTAAACCCAAATATTGGTGCAGCTGAAATATTGAAATGTTTAGCTCACGAAATGACTCACATTAAACAATATGCATATAATGAGACCAACGAAACACTAACTCGTTGGAAAGGCAGAAAAATTAATTCTGATGTCATTGATTATTGGGTTCAACCATGGGAAATAGAAGCCTTTGGTACAGAAGTTGGATTATTCTCAAAGTTTGCTATCAAAGAAAAACTTTGGAATGTATTTTATAATATACAGGATCCAGATGGTCCAATAGATGTTGAACCTTTAGGTTGGAAATAAATTAAAAAAGTAACATATATAATAGAACAATGAAAAAATTACATATAACAACTTCCAATTATATTAGAACACCTTCAGGAGAATGGTGTGCGGGGGTTCGTTTGTAAATTTTTAAGTAGTACCAGATTTATAACGAACCTAGTTTTTTTAAACTAGGTTTTTTTATTTGGAAGTGTGGCAGAGTCCGGTTTATTGCAACAGTCTTGAAAACTGTCGAGTGTAAAAGCTCCGTGAGTTCGAATCTCACCGCTTCCGCCAAGTTCTCGTTGGTGTAATGGTAGCACAAGGCACTCCAAACGCCTTGGCGGGAGTTCGATTCTCTCACGGGATGCCATATTAACTATCATAATGGTTGATATGAATAATAATGTGGTTTATTAACCATTATAATGATGAATATAAGTTTTATCGGAGTATCGGCAAGTGGTATGTCACTCGCTTTGGGAGCGAGATTTCGAAAGTTCGATTCTTTCTACTCCGACCATTACCAGGTATAGGTGTTGTATGGAAACAACATCATGGTTGACAAAGTTGTAGATTAGTGTATAATTATAGTTTTACTCGGTTCGTCTATCGGTTAGGACACCCGCCTTTCACGCAGGTAAGAGGGGTTCGATTCCCCTACCGAGTACCATGGGAAAGAAGCATCAATGGTGATGCACTGGACTGTAAATCCGGCGCCTTACGGCACGACTGGTTCGATTCCAGTATTTCCCACCAGTTTGTTGTATCAAGTGTAATGATGGGTTGAGGACTTCTCGGCCGACAACAACGGAGGTGGCCGTCCCGTTTACATAACGAGCCCCATATTTTTAAAGGAGAGTATTATGAAAAAGAAAAATACTCCCAAAGAACGAAACTATCTTGTCAAGTTGGCATTGTTTCGTAAAGCAGGGAGTCATAAAAAAAGTAATAAAGCTATAAGACGTTTAGAGAAATCTAAAAAGAATTATTATAGTGAAGTGCATAGAAGCATCAGTTCGACTGTTACCGCAATGCTACCGTTAGCGGCCGGTG